CCGGCCTACACCCCGTTTGCCCTCGAAAATTGATTTAATTCACGAATTTGTTCTGCGCTCGCATTACCGCTATACCTCCCGCAACATTATTTCATGCATTAACGCATAGCTCAGGGCAGGGTGAACCCGGAACGCAGCCGCCTTAAGGTTAAGGAACACAACCGTGGGTCTACGTGGCGCAGGTGCCAATCCGCTGCACAAGCGGGAATTCATGGCGTTAGTGGCGGCGCAACAAGCGGCGCGGGAGCAGGGTTTGCCTGCGCCTGCCCTGCCGCCGGTGCGGTCATGGATGGCGCCGGATCTGTCCCGGTCGGAGCGGGTGATACGGTTTTGCGAGGAGCTGCGGATCACATCGGGCGCGGATGCCGGGCGGTTGATGGAGCTGCGGCCGTGGCAGCGTGAATTCATCGAGGCGCTGTATGCCGTTGACGCTAACGGGGTTCGCCTCGTGCGCACGAGCATCCTCTCGATGGGGCGCAAAAACGGAAAAACACAGCTCGCTGCAATGCTGGCGCTAGCGCACCTGCTCGGGCCCGAGGCCGAGTCGCGCGGCGAGGTTTATTCGTGTGCAAACGATAGATTCCAGGCCTCGAAAATCTTTGCCGAGATGGTCGCGCTCATTGCGGGCGATCCCGAATTGGTTGATCGCGTCAACATCGTTCGGTTCAAAAAGGAAATTGAGGATCTCAAATCGGGATCGATTTACGCCGCGCTCACCGCGGAGGCAAAAACCAAGATGGGCTTGAATCCATCGTTCTGTATTTACGACGAATTAGGACAAGCGAGCAATCGTCACCTGTACGACGCGATGGACTCCGCGATGGGTGCGCGCAAGGAACCGTTGTTGCTGGTCATCAGCACGCAGGCCGCGGATGATTTTGCGCCGATGTCGCAGCTTGTTGACTACGGCATCAAGGTCAACGAGGGCGAGGTGGTTGATCCGGCCTTTCATCTGACCTTGCACGCGGCGCCAATCGATTTGGATCCGTGGTTGCCGGAGACGTGGGCGCTCGCCAATCCGGCGCTCGGCGATTTCCGTTCGCTGCCCGATGTCGAGCGCCTGGCGCAACAGGCGCAACGCATGCCCGCGCAGGAAAACAGCTTCCGCAACCTTATCCTCAATCAGCGGGTATCGGCGCACACGAAGTTTATTGAGCGCACCGAATGGAACGCCTGCGCCGAGCTGCCGCTGATTCCATCGGGTGCGAAGATTTATGCCGGGCTCGATCTGGGCTCGACGCGGGACATGTCGGCGCTGGTCATCATCCACCAGGATGTCGATGGCGTCTTTCACGTCTTGCCGGAATTCTGGCTACCGGGCGACATTGGCGAGCGCAGCGATCACGATCATGCGCCATATGATGTTTGGGTGCGCGACGGTTTGATAACGCCCGTGGGCAAGACGACGGATCCGGCATTGCTGGCGCAGCGGGTGGCCGAGCTGTCGCGCGACTATCGTTTGATGACGGTGGCTTTCGACCGCTGGCGCATCAATGATTTCAAGCGCGAGCTGGATGCTATCGGTTGCGACGTGCAATTGGTCGAGCACGGGCAGGGCTACAAGGATATGTCGCCCGCTGTGGACATTGTTGAGCGCATGGTGCTCAACCGGCGCATTCGGCACGGTGCCAATCCGGTGTTGCAGGCGTGCGTTGCAAATGCGGTGGTGAGCCGGGATCCGACCGGCGGCCGCAAGCTCGACAAGGCCAAATCGACCGGGCGCATCGATGGCCTGGTGGCGCTGGCGATGGCATTCTCAATTGCGCTGATCAAGACCGAGGCCGAGATCGACATTGCCAGCATGATTGGGTGAATCATGTTTGAGGGTGGCGACCTGGCGCGGCCGGAGCTGCCGCGCCCGAGCTGCAGGGTGGTGTTGGTGTGCGGCCCGGTCGGCGCTGGCAAATCAACCTATGTGCGCGAGCGTGCGCGGCCCTCCGACATCGTGATTGATTTCGATGACATCGCGGCCGAGTGGGGCTATGGCCGCGAGCGCCCGTCATGGGTGATTGGCGAGCTGCTCGAGGAGCGCAACAACCGGCTGGCGGCGCTGGCGCACCTGCCGCCCGACAGCCTGGCCTACGTGGTGCTCACGGCGCCGTCGCGGCGGCTGCGGGCCTGGTGGTGTCAGCAGCTCGGCGTGCGCGCCAGCGATTTGATCCTACTGGTGCCGCCGCGGGCCGAGATTTATCGCCGTATCATGCGGGATCCCGAGCGCATTGCGGTGCGCGCGTTGCACCTGCAGCTCGCGGCGAAATGGTTTCGGCAGGAAGACTCCAACGATCCCGGCTCGGTGCGCCGCGGTGTCGACGCGCAGGGCAATCCGACCGATCCGCTGCATGCATGGAACCGATAATGAGCAACCTTCCGCGCGATACCTATCACCAGCATCTATACCCGCGGCTACGCGGTTATTCGGTCGGCGATGACGGCGAGGTGACGGTGCACCTATCGCTCGGCCTGCCATGCTGCGGGCTGGATCTCCTGGTCGAGCATCCGCCGACCATGACGGCGCTCGAGCTGTATCAGATTGCCGGGGAATTCCTGGCGCTGCGGCAGCGGGTGCGCGAGCTGCCGAGCTTTAACGCCTGCGCATTGCCGCCGCCGCAATGACAACGCTCGCCGAGCTGCTCGCGCGCAAGGCTGAGATCGATCAGCTCGGCAACAATCAGCAGCAATTCACCGCGCGGTTTCGCTGGCTGCTCGAGGCGGTCGAGCACCTGCTGCGGATCGAGCAGGAGCGCCACAAATGAAGGGCGCCGCAGGGTAACCACAACAAACCCCCACGGCGCCCGAGGCCTCGCTGACTGTGCGACGGAAAGCGCGGCCGCCCGGCAAAGCAATCTCATGAGGGGCGATTCGGCAATGGGCGAGCAGCATTGTCCCCGGTGTAATTGCTGGCATGACCGCGCGCGGCGCGACGGCCGCATTTCAAATTATTGTTGGGCATGTCATGCCGCCTACAATCGGAATCATCCGGCCGGTCAACCAAAATACAATCAATTATCGAGAGAACAGCGGCACAAAAACATTGTGCGAGCGACGGCGCGCGTTCGGGTGCAACGGGGCAAGCTAAAGCGCGAGTCGTGCACCGTTTGCGGTTCTCTGCCGACGCAGATGCACCATCCTGATTATTCAAAACCGCTCGATGTGGTTTGGGTTTGCGAAACCCATCACAGAGAAATTCATGCGAGGTGATGCAATGGAACCAATGCCATTCCGGCGGCCGGTCGCGGCCGAATCCCCAACAATCATTTCGCTGGCGCGGGCCATCGTGGCGCAGGCCAACGCCCGGCTCGACCGCAACACCCATGCGGCCGAGTATGCCGCCGCCGCCTGGCCGAACGATCCCACAGTGCCGATGGTGCTGCGCGCCGCGGTCAATCCGACGCTGACCAGCAACGCCGCGGCGCTCATGCCGATGACGGCGCAATTTGTCGAGGCGCTCGGCGGGCTATCGGCGGCGGGCGCCCTGGTCAATGCCGGGATCTCGCTCACCTCATTCGGCCGCGGCACCGTGAGCGTGCCGAGCTTTGCGCCAGGCGAAAGTCAATTCGTGGCCGAGAACGCACCGATTCCGGTGGAGCAATTCGCCAGCGCGGGCCCGACGCTCTCGCCCTACAAGCTGGCCACCATCCTGGTGCTGACCGGCGAGCTGATGGACTACAGCAACGCCGACACGCTGATGCGCGCTGCGCTCACCGAGAGCGTGGCGCTCGGCCTCGACAAGGTGCTGTTCTCCAACCAGGCGGCGGTGCCCGGCCTGCATCCGGCCGGTATCTTGAACGGCATTGCGGCGCTCACGCCGACCTCGACCGCAGGCGGCAAGACCGACGCCATGGCGGGCGACGTGCAATTGCTGCTCACCGCGATTGCGCCGGTGGCTGGCGGCGGGTGGCTGATTATCGCCTCGCCCGCGCAAGCGGCCGCGCTGCTGTTTCGGCTCGCGCAGGCGGTGCCGAACGTGGTGGCCTCCTCGGCGCTGCCTGCGGGCACGGTGATCGCAATTGCGCCGCGCGCGTTCGTGTCGGCCATCGAGGCGCCGCGGGTGGATTCGTCCATCGAGGCGGTGCTGCACATGGACGACAGCCCGGCGGCGATTGCCAACGGCGGCGGCGTGGCCGCTCCGGCGCGCTCGCTATTCCAAACCAACAGCGTGGGCCTGCGCGTGATCGCGCCCGCGTCATGGGCCCTGCGCTCGCCCAATGCGGTGGCGTGGATGAGCGGCGTTAACTGGTGAGGTGATACATGCCGACCAAGCAGCCCGAGCCGGATGACGGCGAGTCGCACGACGAATTCATCAGCCGATGCACCGATGAAGGATTTGACGAATCCGAATGCGAGATCGCATGGGAGGATCGCAGCGCGGGCGAGGTGGTGCACAAGACGCATGCGGGCGACATCGACGGCAGCGAATATGTGCTCTCGGATGAAACCCCGGATCGCATGGGCGACATCATCCAGGCCGATGGCTGGAAGCTCGACAACTTCAAGCGCAATCCCATCGCGCTATTCGGCCATCAATCTTCGTTCCCGATAGGTCGATGGAAAAACCTGCGCATCGAGGGCACCGCATTGCGCGGGCACCTCGAGCTGGCGCCGCTCGGCACCTCCGAGCGCATCGATGAGATCCGGCGCCTGGTCGAGGCCGGGATCCTCAAAGCAACATCGGTCGGTTTCCGGCCGATCAAATATGCCGCGCTCGATCCCGAGGCACCATGGGATGGCACCCGATTCCTCGAGCAAGAATTAGTCGAGACATCCTTAGTCAGCGTGCCAGCGAATCCAAATGCGCTGGCCGTTGCCAAGGGCCTCGATATTTCCCGCGAGACTCTGGCGTTGGTTTTTGCCGGGCAAGGCAAGGAAAACCAGCGGCGAGTCACGCGCGGATTCACCGGCGGGCAAGCCGACAAACCAGCACCGAGCCGAAAGGGCAAGGTCATGAATACCAGCGAAAACATTATCGAGCTGCAGGGCCAGCTCACCGGGCTGCGCGAAGGCTTGCAGCAACATCTCGACACGCTCAACAACGACAACGTGACCGATGAGCAGATGAAAGCGACCGATGATTTTCATCTGAAAATCAGCAAAAAGCAAAAGCTGCTCGACCAGTACATGGCATCGGAAAAGGCGCTCGGCCTTGCCACCAACGGCAACGGTGAGGCGATGCATGAGATCCGCATGCCGATGCATCACGTGCCGAAGCCGAGCGACGGCATCCCGCGGGTGCCCGCGCAGGCCTCGACGCACAAGCCCGGCGATTACTTTTGGAAATCGCTTGTCGTGCTGGCCAAGCTGAGATCCGAACGCTACGCGATGAAGTCACCGCTCGAGGTGCTGCGCGACACCGTGGGCGAAAACGAAAAGGTGCGCGCCGTCTATGACGGCATCGTGGGCAAGGCGGCCACCGTGCCCGCGCTCACCACCGCCACCGGATGGGCGGCCGAGCTGGTCACCATCGAGCGGCAAGCATTCCTGGATTCGCTGCAGCCGAAAGCGGTATTCGGCCCGCTCGCCGCAAAGGGGCTGGCGTTCTCGTTTGGCACCAATGGAATCATCTCGATTCCGTCACGCAATCCCACGCCCACCATCGCTGGCTCATTCGTGGGTGAAGGCGCGGCTATCCCGGTGCGGCAAGGCGCATTCTCGGCCATCAGCATGGTGCCGAAGAAAATGGCGGTTATCACGGTGTTCTCGCGCGAGGTGAGCGAGCATTCGGATCCGGCCATCGAGGGGCTGCTGCGCACGGCGATTGCCGAGGATACTGCGGTGGCCATCGACTCGATTCTGATGGACTCCAACGTGGCAACCGCGGTGCGGCCCGCCGGGCTGCGCAGCCTCGGCGCCACATTGACGCCCACCGCGGGCGGCGGTTTCGTCGCTGTGGTCGGTGACGTGAAGCTGCTCTATGGCGCGCTGCAAACCGCCACGCTCGGCAACGTGCGCAGCCCGGTGTTTCTCATGCCGCCTGCGCTGGCGCTCGCGCTCTCGCTCACGGTGGCGCCGAATGGGACATTCGCATTCCCCACGGTGACGCCAGAGGGCGGCTCGCTTGCCGGGATTCCGTGCATCGTGTCTCCCAACGTCACCGCCGACACGCTGTTTCTGCTCGATGCGGCAGACTTCGTTACGGCAACCGGCGGGGTGCGTGTGGATCTCAGCGACACTGCCACATTGCACATGGAAGATACGGCGCCGCTGCCGATCTCGGCGACGGGCACGCCCAACACGGTGGCCGCGCCGGTGCGTTCGCTGTTTCAGACCGACACATTGGCGATTCGGATGATCATGCCGCTCAACTGGGCCTGGCGCCGCACCGCGGTGATGGTGGCGTACATCACCGGCGTGACCTGGAAGTAATCAACACGACTCTATCGGCCGGGCCGAATAGCCCGGCCGCGCGTTAACCGGGATTAGCAACCGAAAGGAAACGGCCATGGCCGACACCCAACCCACCACCGTAAAGGACCAGCTCGCCAAGGACGCCGAGGCGCGCAAGAAATCGCAGGACGAAGCGGTCAAGCGCATGGAGCAATCCAAGCCGACACCGACGCAGGAGGAGAACGACCGCGCCCGGCTCGGCGAGGACGTTGCGCAAAAGGCCGACGACGGCAGCGGGCCCGAGGTCAAGCTGACCTGGCAGCGCGAGGTGTCGGCCGACAAGCCCGGCGGTTCCTACCCGACGCGGCAGATTGAGCAAAAGAAACCGCAGCAATGAGCAACGGCCGCGGATTGATATCGCGGATCCTGGCGCCCTTGGCGAAAGCCGTCGAGGGCGCCTATCGGCCTGGCCCATACTATCTGCCGATCACCGGCGGATGGTTGCCCGATAGCGTTGGCAAGAATCTCAACTACTGGCAGCTCGGGTATGATCCCATCGGGATCTCGAGCCAATCGGCCATGGTCGAGGCGTGCGTGAGCGCCTACAGCCAGACCGTGGCCATGTGCCCTGGCACCCATTGGCGGCTCAAGAGCGACGGCGGCCGCGACCGCATCACCTCGAGCGCGCTGCATCGCATTCTGCGCCAGCCGAATGCCTATCAAACGATTTCCGATTTTCTCTTGAACGGCGTGCGCTCGATCTATCTCGAGGGCAATTGCTATGCGCTGGCGTTGCGCAATTCGCGATTTGAGATCGAGGAATTGCACCTCATGGATTCGCGGCAAAGCTGGCCGCTGGTCGCTGAAACCGGCGAGGTGTTCTATAACCTCGCAGGCAACGACGTGATCAACAAGCAGACCGATAGCAAGCCGATCACCGTGCCATCGCGCGACGTGCTGCATATCCGGCTGCATAGCGTCGAGCGCAAGCGACCGTTTCCATTGAAGGGCGAAACGCCGCTCACCGCCGCGGTCATGGACATGGCCGCAGGCAACGCCATCCAGCAACAGCAAATCCAATTCTACATGAACCAGGCGCGGCCCTCGGCGGTGCTCTCGACCGACCAGGTGTTGCGGCCCGAGCAGGTGCAGCAGATCCGGCAGGCCTGGAACGAGCAGGCCAAGGGGCTCGAGGCGGGATGCGGGCCAGGCGGCACGCCCATCCTCACCGCAGGCCTCAAGGTGGTGCCGTGGTCGACGCCCGGCCGCGATGCGCAGCTCGCCGAGATGGTGAAGATGAGCGACGAAAAGATCGCGCTCGCGTTTCGCATTCCGCTCGCCATCCTCGGCATTGGTGGCATGGGCACATTCGGCTCGACCGAGATTCTGATGGGACAATGGATCTCATCGGGGCTCGGTTTTTGCTTGAATCACGTCGAGGAGGCGTTCGGGCAGCTATTTAAACTCGC